ATTGTGCCTTTGCAACATCATCATCTGTATAATGTCGCCTTACTATTTTTTCTGCAATCTTCCAAGCATTATCATTTATGTCAATCTGATTTGCTTTTAGTTCGTCATATTTTTGTTTTTCAATAGTATCTTCTTGTTCAAGATGTACTCTCATACGATTTGCAATCTTGTTCCGATACTCTTGGTTTAGTCTTATTCTGCTCATAATATTCCTTTCTGTTTTATTTTTTTATTTTGCATTAATTTGAAATTAACACTTGACTTTGGGATTGTCAAGTATTATATGGGATATATATTTATTTATAAAAACTTAAATATAACATTTAAGCTAACTTGCAGTTGGCAGTACAAAAACGCAACTGCAAGTTGCATGACAGAAAGGAAAAAATTTTATGAATTAGTTTAGAATAATTCTAAACTAAATGGGACATGAGTTTGACAGCTTACAAGCTGTCAAGCACTGATCCCTGACCACACTATTAGTGGCGTGGAACTCGAGCGATTCGTTGCGAAGAGTGTGGTCTGGGATCAGGCGTCAAGCTGTCGGAATTGACCGACTATACTACAGGTCGCGAGCGAAGCCACGCGGGCTATTGGTGTAGCTACGGAGATAGCCTGCCTGCAGAGCTTGACAATTGGTCCTATAAAATATAAGATAACAACAGAAAGGAAAAACAATTATGTCAACAAGAAGTAATATAGCAATAGAGGACCCAAAGACAAAGAAAGTGAAAGTAATATACGTTCACAGTGATGGTTATCCATATGGCGTTGGAAAATGCCTTGTCGACCATTACAGGTTGCCTGAGATGGCAAAAGAACTCTTTAAGCATGGAGATGCCAGCTACCTGGGCGACACTCTTGATGAGTGTAGCTTTTATTCCAGAGACTGGAACAGGGACGAAGAGCCAGCCAGAGAGTATAGAGATGAGTGGATGTTCATGGACGCTATGAAGGGAGATGTATTTATAGAATATATTTATATTTATAAAGATAACAGATGGTACGTCTCAACTCAAAAACATACTAAAGTCAAAGATGGTTACGATCGCGGAACTGTATTTTATTATACCAAGTTTGAGCCTGTGATCATGAACAAAGAATATATCAAATACAAAGACAAACACGAGAAACACGCTGAAGTTAAGATGATCTCACAAATAGGAAACTTGCTAAGCAAAGCAGGGTTTGACCAAGATAACGTAGAGATCCAGGGTGGCAAAGCAAAAAAAGCAAACTAATTCCAATCTGTTAGGAAATGGACCAGGCGGCAGCAATGCCGCCCGGCTCTATTTTTTTAGGGTGGGCCCGCCCGTAAAGTCTCAGGCGCCAAGCTTCAAGCTTGACAGGGTCCAAGCTGTGGGATATTATAAGATTTAGAAAGGAATAAATTATGTTAATAAAAGAAGCTAAACAAATTACCGGCGGCCTGTCGAAGCCGTCGAAGATGCCTGGCCCGGCGTACAACCTGCCGGCTGTGGCATGCATCACCGGGGCCAAGTTGGTCAAGATACCTGGCAGCGTCTGCGCTGGCTGTTATGCATTGAAGGGCCGGTATAGGTTTAAGAATGTCCAGGACGCGTTACAACGTAGGCTGCAAGCTATCACAGGTCCAAGGTGGGTTGAAGCAATGATAACATTGATCAAGCCGCATAAGTTTTTTAGATGGCATGACAGCGGGGACCTGCAGAGCCTGGAGCACTTGCAAAATATTTTTAGAATATGCAGAGCAACACCGGACACGCAGCACTGGATGCCAACGCGCGAAGCGCAAATATTAAAACGTGTTAAGGTTAACGAGGTGCCAAGAAATCTAATCATTAGAATGTCTTCACATATGATTGACCAGGGACCAGTGAGCTTCTGGCCATGGACTAGCACTGTGGTGAAGAGTGACAAGAGCTGCCCGGCCCAGGAACAAGGGAACGAATGCAAAGACTGTCGACAATGTTGGGACAGGACCGTAAGAAACGTTGCGTATCCGAAGCACTAAATGTACAGATCCCCGAAGTATTGGAAAGAGATGGCCAGGATCCGGAAGCAGCATGAGCGCGAGCTCGCAAGCTTACAAGCCCGCAAGCCTACAAGCTCTCAAGCAAACGAACCGAAGGTTCCAAGCCTTCCCCTAAAGGCTCAAGCTTCAAGCCAAAATTCTGAAGAGCCAAGATCCCTGAACCAGGGTACAAGCAAACCTTCCCCTTATCCAGGGAACAAGCAACAAGAATAAAACTATTCTTAGGATGCTTCACATGGAAGCTTATTTGGTGGGGTGAAAAGGATATTTTATGGGCAGATCTGGGCCTGGTCACTTTTAATTCTACTGTAAAAAAGGTCCCGTTAGAATTATAACCCAATAGATCGGGAGTGCCCAATAAACTACGGTTTTCCAATCTATTCCACGAAATATTCGTCTTAACATTTTTTAATCTTTTATATAATTTTGTTTCTGGACCGCTAGACATTACAGGTTGCCCACCTCTTAGAGTTTGCCAATGATTTTTGGCATCTTCCAAGTGCCACCTAGTTTCACGCCCTTGATGTTTAAAATATGCGTGTCTCTATCACCAATCAATCTAGATTCCAACAACTGAATCTCTTTGACGTCTAATTTGTCGCCATTGGGCATTTCAATTTGTACTCTTGCCTGCTGTGCAACAGGAGACTTGAGGAACTTATCTAAAAACTGTCTTAATTCTTTCGCTTTCATGTACTTGTCTTATATAAGATTTTATGTATATATTCAAGTATGGCAAAAAACAAACAAAATCTTGTCAAAAAGAAGATGGATCCTTTACAGCCCATCCTAGTTACAGAAATGCAACGTAGATTCGTAGACTACTTGGTGTATCATGAGGGCAGAACTACACGTACTGACGCTGCTATCAAAGCAGGATACGCACCTAAAGATGCAGCACACGAGGCTTGGAGACTAATGAAGAATCCAAAAGTATTGGCATACTATCAGCAAAAGAGTAACGAAGTTAATAGAGCTTACAAGGTAAGTCATAGCTCGTTCATCAAAGATATTGCTGTAACTCACAACAAACTAGAAGACTTTAATACCGAAGGAGCAATCAAAGCTATTGCACCACTACTAAACATTAAAGGTAAGGCAACAGGAATGTTCTCTCAAACTAACTACAACGTAGATGTTAACAAGATGGCAAGAGACGCTAAACTAGCTGACATACAAAGATTAAAAGAGATTAACAAAGAAAGACTGGCTGCAAAGAAACTAATTGAAGGCGAGTACAAAGAAGAATCAGAGTAATATCTTCTCCATTTTTACAATACAACTACGTGGAAATACATTACGATCAGAAAATAAATCTTCGTTCTGTTCATAGGACGCAAACGTTCTAACATACTTGTGGTCCTTACTAAATAGGTATGCCTGTGTTACCATAACACTAGGTTTAAATTTAGAAAACTCTTCCGAGTTAGCATGGCCGCCATCCGCCGTGATGTCTTCCCAGGTAATAGAATAAAAATAATATTTTTTCTTTTTGATAACTACATGTCGATATTTGGATTTCTTATTTCTTCTCATAGGTAGTGTATACTCCTCTCTCAGATATTTTTAAATTTAAAAATGTGAATCATGTGCGCGCGTCCCTTAAATCGTTGGTATTACTACGTTTTTTACACAATTGTATCTTTTGTAACCAATTGTATCCTGGCTAAAGATACAAATTTCGAAGAATAAACGTTGATATACAACACTTCTAGCATTTGTACCTTTTGTAACCGGTTTTAAAAAAAATAAAAAAACTTTTTTAAATTTTATACAGAAAATGGTATACAAACCTATGATTGCCCAATTATGGTATAATTCCTTACACTTTTTAACTATTTTTTGTATCTTGACCCTTTGGATCCTGGTTACAATTTGCATGATATTGGTCTACTTTCTTCAAGAATGCGTGCTGATGACGTACGAATTCACGTCCAGATATTTCAAACTTCTGAAAGAAAAGATCTTTACTGCACATTAGAATGATTCCAGACTGTATTTTGGTACCATACACATAGTTATGGGCCATACAATAGGCGCCCAGCTGCTCAAAGTAATCAGTTATCCATTCACGTTTCTTTGGTTTGTTAGTTTGTTTAAAGTCTATAATAGCCGGCTGGCCATCGTATACTCCTACAATATCTGTAGCACCGGCGTATAAACCTGGATAGTATAAAGTTACTTCCTGTCCCCATATCTCTCCCAGGTCCCCGAGCCCTGATTCTATAATACGTTTAGCC